GACGGCGCGCCCTACCCCGGTCCGCGCGGCGACAAGGCCCGATCCGATGGCGAGGGCTTTGCCGACGGCTTCCAGTCGCACGGCGGGCAGTCGGTCAACAGCTATCACGGCACCGGACAGCTGGGCCACGACAAGCAGGGCGGCGGCAACCGCAACGCCGGCTCGCGCGAAGACGACGGCGGGGCGGACAAGCGCTCCGAAGGCTGATCCCGCGGCGCGCACGCTGCGATGGGCCGGCACGCGAGGGCGCAGCACACCCGGAGGGCTCGGCGCGAGCCGTGGACGAAGGAGTTGCGGCGCGCAAGGCCGGCGAACTCCGAGAAAGGGAATGTGGTGAGGTTGGTTGCGGGGGCTCGATTTGCAAGAGAACATACATTGCAGATCGCTGCCTAGCACTCCCGCATAATTCCGCATCTACCCGACAGCCCGATCGCGCAGTCCCGCGCGACGGGCTGTTTTCGTATCAAAACCGCAGAACCCCGTCCCGGCTCTCAAAGTCCAGGGTATGCGCGGCAACGGCATAACATTCCTAACATTCCTTCGATTTCAAAGGCTTACGACATAATATTACTCTAACATAGGCATAACCATATTATATAGAACAAAGGTAATCTCGAAGGTTTGAAAAGTCCGGCAAAATCAATGAGGTAATGAAAGCGGCTCAAAAATGTTATGCCTTGTGATGCCGCAGACCTAACCTCAAAAACGGCAGACTTCCGCCATTCCTGAAGCCAAAACGCGACCAGGTTAGGAATGTTATGCCTTTCCCGCACACACCCCCCACCGCCAGCAGCATCGATCGGGGCCGGCCTTGCATAAATCGCGACAAACAAGCCGAGGGCGTGGCGTGGGGGCGAGCGCGGCGCGCGGGTCGCGGCGGATGAGGTTCGGCGCGATCGGGCGCGGGCCGAGCCCGGCGCCGGCCGCGCGGCCCGTTTCAACTTTGTTCTTGCCGGAATCGATGCGCGGGCGCAGGCGACCGGCATGGGCAAGCGCTCTCCTCTCCGACCCAGCTGGACCTGCAGCCTGCGCGCGCTGATCGAAGCGGGCGTGACCGTTCGCGGCATGTGCGACACATGCGGCCAGGGGCGCGATGTCGACCTGGTCCGCCTGGCGCAGATCAAGGGCGATGCGTTCGACCTATGGAACCGGCGGACCCGCTGCCGGCTGACCGCCGGCTGCCAGGGATGGAACCGCTTCTATCATGGCGGCCGGGGGCGCATGGAAGCGATGCGGGATTGACCAGGGCGGCGCGCTGGCCTAGCGAGGGGAAGGCGCGCGAAAGCCTCGCTTTCGATGCGCTTTTGTCATATGCGGCATCAGCGCGAGCAAAACGCGCGCTTTCCTACAAGCGAATCGCCTGCCAGGGCGGGCGCATGAAGACACCAGCAGAACGCACCGCCGCCCTTCACCGCCGCGCCGATCTGGCGCGCGACCCAGCAACCGCCGCGACCTTGCGCCGCCTGGCCGCCGAGACAGAGACAATCCGGCTGTTCGGCCCGACCATTCGCCACATTTGACCAGGCGCACGAAAGAGCCCCGCGACCCTTGCCAGGTCGCGGGGCTCTTGCTGTCAGCTGGCGCCGACCGGGTCGGCGGTCAGTCTTCGACCTGGCTGGCCGGAATGCGCTTGCCCTGGGGCGTTATCTGGCTGCCATCGCTGGCGCTGTAATTGTCGAAGCGCAGGACTTCGGCACCGAAGAATTCATTCATCGACAGCATGCGCCGCATGATCGGCGCGATTTCGATCTGGAAGAACGTGTCGAGCGCTTCGCCGACCTTGCCGAAGCCGGCCGAATTGGTCGGGACGATGCCGATCATCTGCGGCGGCACCCGATGCGCGGCCAGGATGTCATCGCGGCTGATGTTCTTCACGCCGCTGAATTCATCCTTCGCCGCGACATCGGCGATCGGCAGCACCTGGACGCCGTCCTTTTTGCCGTTGGGCATGTAAAGAAACATATTCTTGAAGTTCCCGACGCCCTTCGCCGACTTCATCTTTTCGGCGATCTTGTCGGCCGTGGCCTGGTCGGCGAAGGCATCGTTGACGTAAAGGATGAAGCCGGCATGCGCCCCGTTCAAGTAATAGCGGCGGCGAAACAGCGTGGCATTTTCGTTGAGCAAGCCCGATTGCAGCGCCGACAGCCATTCGGGCAGGCCATAGATTTCCTGCGCGACATCGGGCTGCTGCAGCTGGAAGATCGCGCCTTCGGCGAAGCGATGTTCCTGGCCGAGCCCGCCCACGAAATAGAAGCCGCCGCCATCCTTCGGCGCGCGCATGTGGCGGGCCGGAGCATGGCGCGCCCTGGCGGTCGCGCCGCGATAGTTGGGAACGTCTTCCAGATAGCCGTTGCCCATCTGCAGGAAGTCGAGCGCGAACCGTTCGAAGTCGCCCGCCGACAGCTGCGCGGTCGGTTCCTGCAGTCCGGTCAGCAGATTGACCTTCAGCGCGATCGCGCTGCGATGATGCGGCGCCATGTTGAAGGTCTGGCAAAGCCGGTCCATCGGCAGCGGCGGTTCGAACCAGCGGCCATTGTGCCAGATTTCGAAATATTGGGTCAGTTCGCGGCGGTCCAGGACGCTTTCGGCATCGCCGAAGCTGAACAGTTCCGGCTTCGCGGCCGGGCCACCGGCGCCGGGCCGATCGGCATTCTGCAGGGCAAGTTCGGTCATCGGTCGGATTCCTTTCATCGGTCCGGTCAGTCTGAAAAGACCACCTTGCTGCCGCCCGCGCCTTCGGCGGCGGCGGCAACGTCCAGCGGTTCGTTCGAAAAGGCATGGAGAACAGCCCAGGCGATGTCGGCATGGCCGATCTGCCCGTTCCTGGTCGCGGTATAGGTGACACCCTTCCCGCTGCCGGTCAGCGTCGGGCGAATGGCCATGAAGGCCTGCATGACATCGGTCCAGCCCTGGTCGAATTCGACGCGGCCGGCGCGGAACAGCGACTGCCCCTTGATGACCAGGGCGGTCTTCGTGGCGACCGAATATTCGATCGCCCGCACGTTCGGAAACCAGCGCTTGACCAGTTCGAAGACCGCGCGGCCGTGGCCCGTCGTGTCGATCGAAATGTCGGCGACGTTGTAATGGGCGGCGATGCGCTTGATGAAATCGGCCTGCCCCTGGAAGTCCAGATCGTTCAGGCGATATTTGTCGAGGATGCGCAGCTTCCCGACGCCGGGCTGATCGGGCGGCGCGATGACAGCCAGCGCGGCATCGTCGCGGCCTTGCTTGTTCGGGTCATAGCCCAGCCACACCGGGCGATCGCCGAACGGCCGGCCGCCGGGGATGTCTAGCAGCGCGGGCTGGAAGTCGCGCCATTTATAGAAGCTGTCGACGCGCGCCGGCGCCAGGCGAGCCCAGGGGAAGCTGCTGGCGGCATCATCCACGAATTCGCATTCGTAAAGGTTGCGGAATTCGTCTTCGCTCGATTCCTCGCGCAGTTCGTCAATGTCGACCAGCGCGCCCAGGCCGCCGGCGATCGCGTCGTCCAGCGTGACCACCTGGCACCAGCTGCCATCGGGCATGATCTTCCCGCCGGCCAGGTTCTTGTGGCTGCAGTCGAAGGCGCGCTGTTTCGCCTTGGCCTTGCCCCGGTTCCATTCCTCGCCCGACCAGAAGGCGAAGGCTTCATGCGTCTTCGTCGACGGCGTCGAAAAATAGGTCCGCTTGAAGATCTTGTGCGTGGCCATCGCCGCCGCGACCTTGCGCAGCTGGGCGAAGCCGTGGACCCAGAAGAATTCGTCGAAATAGAAGTCGCCGCTTTCGCCCTGGGCCGTGTTGCTGTTGGTCGAGATGGGATAAAGCCCGACCTGGTCGAGCCCCAGCGGTTCGCCCGCGTCGTCTTCCAGGCCGCCGAAGTCGAGCATGATCGGGTCGCCCTGCAGGTCGACATCGCAGACCCGCTTCACCCAGCCCGTTATTTCCCGCTTGAACTTCAGCGCCTGGCGCTTGCTCGCCGAAAGGAAAATCTGGTTTCGCGGCTGCTCGCCGGCCAGGACGGCTTCGGCGATCTTCGCCACCGCTTCGCGGGCGAAATACCAGGTCGCGCCGATCTGCCGCGACTTCAGGATTTTGCGGGTCCGCTGGTCGCGCTGTTCCCACCAGGCGGCCTGATAGTCGAAGTTCTTGTCGTGGAAATCGTCCAGCAGCGCCTGCCACTGGTCCAGGGTCAGGAAGTTTTTCCGCTTGTCTTCGCGCTTCGCCTTGGCGGCATCGTCATTGCGGCGCGCGATCTTCGGATTCAGGTCGCCTTCCTTCCCGCTTTGCTCGAATTTCGCGATGCGGGCCAACCGCTCCATTTGGCGCATCAGGAAGTCGACGCGCTTCATGTCGCCTTCGTTGAAGTCGGGCTTGTCCAGATAGTTGGCGATCTTCGCTTCCAGGCGGTCTTCGATGATCTGGCGCGGGCTCGCATCATCCCAACCGCCGCGCTGTTTCCAGCTGGCGAGCGTCGGATATTTGATGTCGAGTTCTTCGGCGATCGCGGCCATCGGCCACCCGCGCCAATAGAGCGAGCGCGCGCAGCGCTTCAGATAGGCGGCGGTCAGTTCGGTCTGGCCATCGGAGGCGGGCAGCAAGTGCATGGCCTTGCCATGCACCCCGCTAGCGGGGGCTTGGCCATCGGCTGCGGCGGTCAATCGGGCATCCACCCGCGCGGCGCATTGCAAGAGGCGGGCCGGTCAAGGCCTTAGTGCGACTGACAAAGCGCAACCGCGCCCCGCGCAACAGCAGACCCCGGAGCCCAACCGCCATGAAGACCAAACGTTTCCTGCTCGCAACGTCCGGCGCCACCGTCGACGGCCGCACGATCGACGCCAACATGCTGGAAGAGATGGCGGCCGCCTATGACCCGAAGACCTATGGCGCGCGGCTCAACATCGAACACATTCGCGGCCTGGGCACCGATGGGCCCTTCCGCGCCTATGGCGATGTCCTGTCGCTCGAAACCGGCGAAGTCGAAGTCAACTTCAATGGCGAAACCGAAAAGCGCACCGGCCTTTTCGGCGTCTTCGATGTCACCGACGATGCGAAGGAACTGAATGGCGCCAGCCAGAAGGTCTATCCGTCGATCGAAATCGAGCCCAACTTTGCCGGCAAGGGCAAGGCCTATCTGATGGGCGTTGCGCTGACCGACAGCCCGGCATCGATCGCCACCGATCGCCTGCAGTTCAACCGCCGCCTGCCCGGCGCGCTGACCGTGGCGGCCGACAAGCCCGACCAGGCCTTCGCGATCGAATTCGCCGAGGATTCCGGCGCGTCGACCGAAGCCGGCGACAGTTTCCTGGGCAAGCTGTCGGGCATCCTGGACGGCTTCGCCGGCAAGTTCACTGCCGCGCCCCAGCAGACCGAAGCCAAGCCCGCGCAGAAGCCCGCCGAAGGCGACGGCGCGCCGCTCGATTTCGCGCAGCTGCAGCCGCTGTTCCAGGACATGACGAAGGCCTTCAGCGAGGAAGTCGGCAAGCTGCAGACGGCAATGGCCGACCAGGCCGACCAGTTCGCGGTCCAGATCAAGGCGATCGAAGACCGCTTCGAAGCCGAACCGGCGTCGACCTACACCGCCCGCCCGGCCGCCACCGGCGCGAACGGCAACTTCGCCAAGACCGACTGCTGACCACCGCCCTGACCGCCAACCCGAGCAAGCCCCGCATCCGCTTCGCTTAAGGACACCGACCCATGAAAAACGCCACCCGCTTGCTGTTCAGCGCCTATGTTTCGCAGATCGCGCTGGTCAACGGCATCGCCGCCGAAGACGCGAAGACGAAGTTCAATGTCTCGCCGAACGTCGAACAGAAGCTGGAAGAACGCCTGCGCAATTCCAGCGAATTCCTTTCGCTGATTAACGTCATTCCCGTTTCCGAACAGGAAGGCGCGGTCCTGGGCGTGGGCGTCTCCCGTTCGCTGGCCGGCCGCACCGACACCAGCGCCGGCGCCCGCCGCGATCCGACCGCTGTCGGCGGCGCGAACGAAAAGCATCGCTACCTGTGCAAGAAGACCGATTTCGACTGGTCGATGCGCTACGCCATGCTGGACGCCTGGCGCCACCGCTCCGACTTCGAAACGCTGCTGCGCGATGACATCCTGGCCCAGCAGGCGCAGGACCGCATCACCATCGGCTTCCACGGCACCCAGGCGGCCGCGACCACCGATCGCGATGCCAACCCGCTGCTGGAAGATGTCAACGAAGGCTGGCTGCACAAAATCCGCACCGACGCCCCGGCGCAGGTCATGGATGACGGCGCCCTGACCGTCCACAATGACGGCAGCAACGATGACGCCACCAAGGCGATCTACATCAAGGCCGGCGTCGACCTTTACGACGAGGAACTGGACAACGCGGTCGACGCGGGGGCGGATTATTCCTCCCTCGACGCGCTGGTCCTGGATGCGAAGCGCGGCATTCATCCCCGCTATCGCGGCGACAACGACCTTGTGGTCATCGTCGGCCACGACCTGCTGGACGATAAATATTTCAACATCGCCCAGAAGACCGGCGCCACCGCGACCGAAGTCGAAGCGACCGATCGCATCATCCGGTCCAACAAGATGCTGGGCGGCCTGGAAGCCATCCGCGTCAGCGGCTTCCCGGCCAATGCGATCATGGTCACGAAGCTGTCGAACCTGTCGATCTATTGGCAGGAAGAAACCCGCCGGCGCCACCTGAAGGACGAGCCGGAATATGACCGCATCGCCAACTATGAATCGGTCAACGAAGCCTACGTTGTCGAGGAATACGAACTGGCCGTCCTGGTCGAAAACATCGTCATCGGCGCGGCGCCTGCGCGGCCCGCTCCCTAATTGATGCGCTGGGCCGGGGCTGATGCCCCGGCCGCTTCGAAGGGCTCCGGCCAGGTCGACCGCGACCCGCCCTGGCCGGGTCTACCTCTCCCGACACAAGGAACGCCCCGCAATGACCAGCCCCTTCCTTCGCAACCGCACCCGCAAGCTGGCGATGAAAGCCGGCGAGGCGCAGCCCGCCGCGCGCAAGCCGCAGGCACCCGCCGAAGGCACCGAAGCCGGCCAGGAATATGCCGCGCTCAAGGTCCGCCTGCATGACAATCTGCGCCAGCTGCAGGACACCGAAAGCCATGAAGCGCGCAAGCCGATGAAGGCGAAGTTCGCGAAGGAATTCGCCAGCTGGGTCGACGGCGTCATCGCGGCCAACCAGCCCAGCCAGGATGAAATCCTGATGACCTGCATGGTCTGGGCGATCGACTATGGCGATTTCGCCGAAGCGGTTCGCCTGGGCGAATTCGCGCTGCGCCACGGCCTGGAAATGCCCGATCGCTACAAGCGCAGCGTGGCCTGTTTCCTGCGCGAAGACATCGCCCAGATCGCGATCGACCAGCCCGGCGCGGTCGACCATCAGCTGCTGGCGAAGATCGACACGATCACGGCCGGCGCGGACATGCCCGACCAGGCCAAGGCGAAGCTGCACAAGGCGCTGGGCCGCAGCTGGGCGGCGAAGGCCGACAGCTTCGATGCGAGCGCGGACAATGCCCCGGCCGGCGGCAAGGCCGCCTATGTCGACCAGGCGCTGGTCCAGCTGCGCCGCGCGCTGGAACTGGACAGCAAGGCCGGCGTGAAAAAGGACATCGAACAGCTGGAACGGCAGATGCGCGACCTGCGCGCCGAATCCGAAGACGAAGACGAAGACGAAGGCGGAGACAAAGCCGGCGAGCAACAGCCGGGCGCCCCTGCCGCCAAGCCCGCCGGGTCGCCCCGCGAGGCAACGAAACCGCGCAAGCGCGCGCAGCGCCGGCAGCGCGGTCAGGCGCGGAAATAGGATTGCGGGCCGGATGCGCCGGCCTGCCACGAAACGCCCCACGGCGCTGGGGGAGCGATCGAACCGATCGGCCTGGCTTCGGCCATCGCCGCCCGGCTCTTTCTCACTCCCCCACTTCGCCGCCGGGCCATAAGGTCAGGGAACCGTCATGGCAGGTTTGACAGCGCCGCCCGACAATTCGCCTTTGAACGGCCAGGTCATCGTGGCCGATGGCTGGTTTCCTGGCATCGACACCGGCGCGATTCGGCGCAATGTGCGCATCGGCGATGGCGCTGTCACCGAAGAACGCCTGAAGGAAGCGACCATCGCCGGCATGCTGGCCGGGCTGAAGGCGATGTCGGCATGGCGATCGAAGCACGCCAGCGCGGGAATCGCATCGCTGGCGGATGTCACCGAAGACGAACTGGCCGGCGAGAACCTGGCCGAACTGCTATGGCGCCGCATCGTCACCTATTACGCCGCCGCCGAACTGCTGGACGGTCACACCGATGTCGCCGCCACCGATGACGCGCTGGACCGCGAAGACGAAAAGCGAAGCACCGCCGACGCCTATCGCCGCAAGGCCTATGAAGCCGTCGCCGATCTGCGCGCGATCGGCGCCGAAGACGGCGCTGCGCACGGCCGTAACAGGGTCGACCTGATATGATCGCCACCGCCCAGGACGGCGAAACCGTCGATGCAATCTGCTGGCGCGTCCTGGGGCGAACCGCCGGCGTCACCGAACAAGTCTTCCATCGCAATCGCGGCCTGGCCGATCTGGGCGCCCAGCTGCCCGGCGGGACGAAAATCGACCTGCCCGACATCGCGGCGGCCGAGCCCGCCAGGCGCCAGACCATCAGCCTTTGGGATTGAACCGATGCAAAAGCCCGCCAGCCTTCGCACCGCGCTGACCGCCGCCCTTCAAGAAATCAAGGCGAGCCCCGATCGCCTGTCGATCTGGGTCGAAGATGGCGCGGTCCGCATGCGCCAGACCGAAGGACACGGCTTCGCCTTCGAATATCCGCTGTCGGTCCTGCTGCGCGAAGTCTCGACCGACATCGCCATCGCCACGCATGCGATCAATCGCTGGCTGCGCCGGAACCAGCCCGATCGACTGACCGCCGGCAGCGGCGACAGCTTCAAATTCGAAACCGACATCCTGGACAACGGAACGGCCGACATCCTTTTCACCATCGACCTGGTCGAGAACGTCCAGGTCGCGCAAAACGACGATGGCAGCTGGGCGATCGATTACCTGGTCGAGCCCGACCCGCTGTTCGATGACCAGCTGGGCTTCGAAGGCATCGAACCGCCGCCGCCGCTGACCGGCGTCGAAACCATCGTGGCCGACTGATGGCCGATTATGACAGCGAAGCGCTGGCGGGCCTGGATGACTGGTTCGGCCGCGTCATGCAGGGGCTGTCGCCGGCGAAGCGCAAGCGCGCCGCGGTTAAGCTGGGGCAGGCGCTGCGCCGGTCGAACCTGGCGCGGATTCAGGCCAACGTCGAACCTGACGGCAGCGAGATGGAAGACCGCAAAAGCCGCCTGGACCGGCGCGGCCGCGTGCGCCGCAAGGCCGGCGGGAAAATGTTCCGCAAGCTGCGCTACGCCCGCCGCTGGGCGATCGATGCGAGCCCCGACAGCGTCGAACTTCGGCCGAACGGCAGGTCGCCGATTCCGGCGGTTCACCATTTCGGCAAAAAGGGCTATGTCGGCCGCGCGCCTGACGGGTCGAAGATCTTCACCAAATATCCGCAGCGCCGCTTGCTGGGCTTTGGCGAAGGCGACCGCGAAGCTGCGATCGACATTGCCGCGCAGCTGCTGGACACCCCGCCCCGCTAGCCGTTCCGGCTGATCGCCCGCCGCGCCACGGTCAAAGCCCCTTCCACCGCCCCAGCCCCTTCGCGCGAAGCATGTCATCGGGCACCGATGACCCATGCCCGCCACCACTTCCAGCGCGACTTCGACGGCAATCGACCTGTCCCGCCTGCCGGCTCCGAATGTTGTCGAAGCGCTCGACTTCGAAAGCATCCTGGCCGCGCGCCAGGCTGACTTCCTGGCGCGCTATCCCGGTTTCGCGGCCTTCGTCGAAAGCGACCCGGCCATGAAGCTGCTGGAAGTCTGCGCCTATCAGGAAATGGTCCTGCGCCAGCGCATCAATGACGCCGCGCGCGCGGTCCTGGTCGCCTATGCGATCGGCGCCGATCTGGACAATCTGGCGGCGGTCTTCGGCGTCACCCGCCGCGAAATCACGCCGGCCGATGACCAGGCCGGAACGCCGGCCGTCATGGAATCCGACGAAGACCTGCGCCGCCGCGTCCTGCTGGCGCCCGACAGCTATTCAGTCGCCGGCCCGACCGCCGCCTATGTCTTCCACGCCCTGGCCGCGTCGGGTGATGTCGCCGATGTTTCCGCAACCAGCCCCGCCCCTGGCGAAATCCTGGTCAGCGTTCTTTCGGTCGACAGGGACGGTTCCGCGCCCCAGGCGCTGCTGGACCAGGTCGAAGCGAGCGTCGGCGCCGACGATGTTCGCCCGCTGACCGATGAAGTGACCGTCCAGTCGGCCGAGATTGTCCCCTTTTCGATCGATGCGCGCCTGACCCTTTATGCCGGGCCGGATGAAGCCCTGATCCTTTCCACCGCCACGGCCGCGCTGGACGCGCTGCTGGCGGAAAGCCGCCGCATCGGCCGCGACATCACGCGCAGCGCGATCTTCCGCGCGCTGCATGTCGCTGGCGTCCAGAACGTCAACCTGGTCGAGCCCGCCGCCGACATCGTCATCGGCGCCACCGAGGCCGCTTATGCGCAGGCGATCGATGTCACCATTGCGGGGCTGGGCGAATGACCCTGCTGCCGCCCAATGCCACCGCCTTCGAACGCGCTTTCGAAGATGCGAACGGCGCCGCGCTGACCGGCGTCCCGCTGCCCATTCGCGACTTGTGGAATCCGTCGACCTGCCCGGCCGCGCTGCTGCCGTTCCTCGCCTGGGGCGTGTCGATCGACTTCTGGGACAGCGACTGGACCGAAGCCGAGAAGCGCGCAGCCGTTGCTGCTGCCATCGCCGAACAGCGGCGCAAGGGCACCCCGGCGAGCCTTCGCGCGGTCCTGGACCGTTTCGACCCGATGATCGGCCTGGTCGAATGGTTCGAAGACAAGGACACGCTGGCACCGCACACCTTCCGCCTGGAACTGCCACTGGCCGCCGACACGGCCGTCGAATACGAAACCGCGCTGGTCGAAGCGCTGCTGCGCGACATTTACGCGGTCAAGCCGCTGCGCGCGCACATGGAGGCGGTCCACAGCCTGCGCCTGCAGGCGCATGCCGGCATCCTGTCCGCCGTCCACACGGCCGGCTTCGATCGGCTCGACATGGCGGCCGACACCGCTTCCGCGACCGACCCGTTCTGGGATTCGCTGCTGCAGACTGAAGACGGCGAACCGCTGACCGGCGGCGCCGGCGAATATTTGGAGCATAATTGATGGGCCTGCCCCTTAGCCTGACCCTGACGCAAGCGGGGCTCGACGCCCTGGTCGACGCGCAGAACGGCGTCACAACCGCGATCACCATCGCCCAGCTGGGCCTGTCCGAACAGCAGGTTTCGGTCGCGCCGACGCTCGATGCGCTGCCCGGCGAATTCAAGCGGCTCGACAGCTTCGCCGGCATCGCCGCCAGCGAAACCATCATCCACATGACCGCCCAGGACGCGAGCCAGGACACCTATGACCTGCGCTCGATCGGGCTGTTCCTGGACGATGGCACCTTGTTCGCGGCCTACAGCCAGGCGGACCCGATCTTCCGTAAGGTCGACATCGCCACTTTCCTGGTCAGCTTCGACGTTCTGTTTTCGGAAACGATTACCGGCGACATCGCATTCGGCGATGCGTCTTTCCTCTATCCGCCCGCGACCGAACAGACCAAGGGCGTGGCGGAAATCGCGACCCACGGCGAAACCGACGCCGGCGAGGATGATTCGCGCATTGTTTCCCCGGCCAAGCTGGCCGGGCGTCTCGCCCCCATCCTGCAGTCGATCGCCGACCAGGCCGCCGCGCTTGCCGCCGAGGAAACCACCCGCGCCGATGAAGACGATGCGCTGCAGGCGCTGATCGACGCACTGCTGGCGCGCACAATCACCGGCAGCGGCCTTGTCACCGGCGGCGGCAGTCTAGCCGCCAGTCGCGTTCTGCAGGTCGCCATTGCCAGCGCCGCGCAGGTCCGCGCCGGCACTGACAATGGCAGCGCAATCACCCCGGCGGCCCTGGGGCCGATGACCAAGAGTCTGGGCCAATCTGGATATGCCACCGTTCCCGGAGCGGACCCGGCGAACACGCTGCTAATCCAATGGGGGCGGTCGACCGCGATCGCCAATGGAACGACTACGGTCACGTTCCCGATCGCCTTCACCGATGCCTATTCCGTGGTCGCCGATGGCACCAGCGACACGAACCAGGACGCCCAGGACAACTATCCATCCGTTCGCGCCAGTTCGATCGGGCCGACCAGCTTCCAGGTCTGGAATGCGAACCAACAATCGGACGTGATTTGCTACGTCGCGCTGGGAAGGATCGACCTGTCATGACCGCCTTTTTCGCAATGGTGGAAGGCGCGCCGGCGTTCTTCCTGCTGCGCCGCCAGGCGCCTGCCGATGCCGTGGAAATCGAAGACGCGAGGCATCGCGAACTGCTCGACGCCCAAGCCGCTGGCAAGGAAATCTACGCCGGCGAGGATGGCAAGCCACGCTATCGCCAAGTGCAGGTAACAATGGCCGATCGCCGCGCATCACTGGCGCGAACGATCCGCGCCGAAGCGCGCCGCCGCATTCTCCTGGTCAGCCCCGAATGGCGCCAGTTGAATGACCTGCGCGAGCCCAGCGACGAAGGCGCTGCACGCTTTGCCGCGATCGATGCCATCCGCGCCGCGTCGAACCAGATCGAAGCCAGCCTGGCCGACATGCCGGCCGAGGAACTGGAAACCATCGACATCAAGACGCTGGCCGAATGGCCTTCGGAGAACGACTGACATGGCGAAAATCAGCGCCCTTCCCGCCATCGACCCTGCCACCATCGACGGCAGCGAACTGCTGCCGGCGGTAAAAGGCAACTCCACCGGCGCCGCCACCTTGCAGGCGCTTGCCCAACCGACCTTGGACGCCGCGACCCAGCTGCGCGACGAAGCGGCGGACCTGGTCCTTCCGCAAAACAGATTTGTCGAGGCCGATCTTGCGACCGCGCGGGCCGCCGGCGAAGCGGCCGTGGCCGAGGGGACATATTTCAAGGCGATCGGCGTCCTAGAAGGCTACGCCCAGGTTCGTGTGCGCACCGCCAGCGGTTCGGACTTGGTCCACGAGGAACCGACCAAGGCCGGGCTGGAATCCACCGCTGGCGCGGCAATGGTGGGGGTCGCACGGGAAATTCCCGATCCTGCGGCCCGAAAGCTGTCCGACAAAGCGCAAGACAGGGCAGACCTCCGCGATTGGAACGGTCTCGACCTGACAGGCAACAACGACAATACTTCGATTTTCCTCGCTGCGATGGCTCAAGTCGCGCAGGGCCGCTTGTTCGTTCCGAACGGAACGATGATGGTTGGCAATCTGCCGAAGCTCGAGCAGACCGGTTTGCAGCTTGTCGGCGAAAGCAAGTGGAAGACCGTGCTAAGGGTCATTCCAGGGACGGTCGGTTCGATCCTCTCAAACCAGGCGGATGGCACGGCCGGACTGATCCGGATTTCTGATCTGCTGCTTGACCTGAACGGGCAGGCGGTCGACGGCATCGACCTGAACAACGTCAACAATTCGGCCGTTGAAAACGTCCTGGTCATCGGCGGCGCGGACAAGGAAACAGCGAATGGGCGGGGCATCGTGTTTCGCTCGACACGCGCCAGCGGCTCCTACACCAATTCAGTCGTCAATTGCAGCGTTCGGAACCTCGCTTCGGGCATTGCATGGGACAATGATGGCAATGAGAACGCCGCCTATGGCTGTGAGGCGATAAATTGCCTGACCGGCTTCGATATGGTTCCTGCGTCGACTGCCGTGGACACACCCATGCTTTACGGCGGGCGGGCAGAAGGATGCGATATTGGCCTTGCGACTGGCGCCATCGCTCCAGGCATCTTCGGCACGCGCTTTGAGGCAAGCGCAATTGCCGATGTGGAGTTCCACGCCGGTTCAGAGCGGCCCATGTTTCTCGGTTGTTACACGGCGTCGTCGGCCGCAGTCTTCAAAGACATCGCCAACACCAACGGCTTGATTTCTAAGGGAGGCCGGTTCCCCTATTACGAAATGGAGCAATCCGCGTCCCGGCCGATCTACAATGTCGGCCGGAATGTGTTCGCAAAGGCAGGCGCGGCCATTCCTACACCCCACCCGCAGACCGATCACGGCGGATATTTCCACGATTATCCTCTTGTCCGCAATCAGGTTGCCATCGAGTTTGGCAATGCCGACGGTGACAATCGTGTTGTTGGCCTGTCGGTCAATGCGAACAACGACCTGACCCTTTCAGGATATGACCGAAAAACAGGGCTATACCGTCCAATCGATCTTGGCGGGAACACAGTCCGCCCATCGAGCAACGCCTCCCAGCAGTTCGGTCAGTCATCGCGTCAATGGCTTCGCGGCTACTTTTCGGATGGGATTTATGTTGCCGGGAACAAAGTTCTCGGCGCTCGACAGGCGGCGATCGCCAATTCTGGCGAACCAACGACTGACGCCATTCTGGCAGTCCTTCGCGCTCACGGGCTGATTTCGGAATGACACCAATCCGAGGAGGCCTAGTCGCATGGGTATCGAACTGAAGACGCTGTTGTTGTGGCTGGCGCTTGCGCTTGGCATCACCGCGCCGCTGCCAGACCTGGTCGGCGGCATGATCGTGGGACTGGCGACCACCTATGCCAGCATGCTTTTCACACCGCCTGAAAGCCGGATGACGATCTGGGCCACGCTGTTCGCCGGCCTAGTCGTCTGCCTGGTCGCCGCGATTGCGCACCCGCACCTTCCATTCGGGCTCGCAGCTTGGCCGCTGCAACTGGTCCTGGCGATCGCCGGCGCCGCATCGCGTTGGATAGGGGGCGCCCTTGCCAGCTTCGGCAAGGGCGCCGTCGCGCGCGCTGGAAAGTTGCCTTCCGAAATCCGCCTGCCCTGGGGGAAAGACCGATGAACACCATCAACCTCTTGACTGGCTTGGCCGAAATCGCGGTCGCAGTCCTGTTGTGGCATCACGCGGCCCCCGCGCTGCGCCGCATCGCCTATTGGCGCGCGTGGAAGACCTGGCTGCTGGGCCTTGCGCTGGCACTGTTGGGCATCGGCCAGATCGATGCTTGGCTTTCGGGCGCCGCCATCCCGCTGCTGCGCCAGCTGGGCGATGCCATCCTGGTCATCTATTCCGCCTGGCGCTTCGTCCACATCATGCGCCACGTTCCCCCGCCTCATTGGAGCGAAGCCCCATGAACGATGCAATTGCCTGGCCGCTTTCCCGTAACCGCATTCGGCGCGGCGCGATCAATCACACCTTCGGCATGGTCCGCCGCAACAGCGACGGGTCGCGCCGGCCGCATCAGGGCTGGGACTTCGAAGCCGAGGAAGGGACGCCTTGCTTCGCTGTCGCCGATGGCGAGATCGTCATGGTCCGCAATGTCGGCGCCTATGGCCGCCAGATCATCATGCGCTTCGAACTCGACTTCGACGGCGATGGCGATCGCGACGTTCTGTTCGCGGCCTATTGCCACCTGGCGCGTGTCGATGTCGCGGTCGGCGAAAAGGTCGAGCGCGGCCAGCAGATCGGGCTGACCGGCAACAGCGGCAATGCGCGCGGCATGCGCGGCGAAGACCAGCATCTGCATTTCGAAATCCGCACCGCCCCGATCGCGGGGCGCGGGCTGCAGAACCGCTATTCGCCGCTGGTCATCTTCGAAACCTGCCCGCTGGGCCGGCCGGTCAAGGCCGGCAAACGCACCGCCTGAATTCCCGGTTTCCTACAGGCGCAGCTGTCGGGCATCGACCCGCCTTCAGCGAATCGCCGGTCTAAATGGAGGGCTTCGACATGCAACGTTCCGCCGCGATCGCGCTGACCGCGACAATAATCGAGAAGGCGCCCAGGCCGCTGCTGCGCTGGGTCTGCCTGTTTTCCAGTGCCTGGGCGATGGGCCTGGGCGATGCGCTGCAGATGGGTCTGGATAACACCGCCAGGGGCATTGTGCTGACCTTCGTTTGCACCGTTTACGGCCTGCGCGGGCTCGAACGAATCAAGGGGGCGGCATGATTTCCGCGCCGGGATGGATGACCGCCAGGGTCGCCATGAAGGGAGTTTGGCTTGCGTTCATCGGGGCGGCCATATTGGCGCCGACCACGATCGCGGCCGTCCAGACCATTCGCCTGGAAGGCCTGCAGGTCTGGCCGCTTTCGATAACCGGATGGATCGAAACGGCCGAGAATCGCCAGGACCAGATCGATCGGATGATCGAAGCCAACGAAGCGGCCGCCGCCAAGGCGAAGGCCGCGCGGCTCGCCCAGGAATCGCTTTACCGCGACATTGCCCAAAGGATTGATGACGATGCGCAAGACAATCTCGACGCCGCTTTGCGTGCTGCCGATCGCTTCATTGCTGCTGGCGGCATGCGCGCACAAGCCGCTGGAAATCCACGCTGCGGAGCCGGAACCGGCGCCGAAGATCGAAGCGCCGAAGATCCTGCAGGAGCCGGTCGACCGGCCCAGCTGGATGCCGGCGTCGATCGCCAGACTGCTGGACTGGCCGAAGGCCTGGTTCTCGTAAGCGCCGAAGACATCAGGATTTGCACCCGCAACACGATCAAGGCCGAAGCGGGGCATCAACTGGCCACCCGGCTGCAGGCGGCGTCCGCCGGCCAAGGGGGCAATCAAACAGCGCGAACCGCAGGGGACAGCGGCCGCGCCGGGGAAGGCTTGGACATGCCCGCATCCCCGGCGGGCGGCAATGGGACGGAACAATGAAGCTATTTGGGGCCCAGCCCTTCGAAGACATACCCGCCGATCTGGCGGGGCTGATACGCATCGGGACGGTCATTGCCGTCGACTTGGCGGCCGCGCGCTGCATCGTTCGCTATGGCGACCCGGATGACGAGGAACCGGCCGAAACGCCGCCCATCCGCTGGCTGGCGCCGCGCGCAGGACTGACCCGCATCTGGTCGCCGCCGAGCGAGGGCGAACAAGTCCTGCTGCTGGCGCCCGATGGCCAGGTCGGCAACGCGATCGCGCTGATGGGCATCGTCCAGGACACCTTCCCGCCGCTGGGCTCCACTACCGCCGAAATGATCGAATTCGCCGATGGGGCGCAGCTGACCTATGACCCGGAGGCGGGCGAGCTGCGCGCCATCCTGCCGGCCGGCGCGACGGCCGAAATCGAGGCGCCCGGCGGCATCACGCTGCGCGGCGATGTCCGCATCGAAGGCGATGTCGAAATCCAGGGGAAGGCATCGGTCAGCGAGACATTGACGGCCGCCGAAGACGTTGTCGCCGATGACATCAGCCTGAAAGATCACCTTCATGGCGGCGTCAGCAGCGGCGCCAGCAAGACGCAAAAGCCCGAATAAACGCCCGACATTTCGCAACCGACCGGCGGCGGCATGGTGGATATGTCTTCCACCATTGCCGCCGCTGGCATTTCACGCGCGAAGCGCGCTTTTGCTGGTCACATGATCGGCATCAGCAACAGCACCGGCAAAGCCCTGTCGGGCGATGCGCACCTGGCGCAGTCGATCGTTGACATCCTGACCACCCCGCTGGGCAGCCGCGTCATGCGGCGCGATTACGGTTCGCTTCTGTTCGAACTGGTCGACAAGCCCATCAACGGCGCCATTCGCATGCTGATGCATGCGGCGACCGCGATCGCGCTGCGGCGCTGGGAACCGCGCCTGCAGCTGACCTGCGTCACCCTGCAGGGCGAGCCCCAGGACGGGCGCTTGACCCTGCGCATCGAAGGCCGGCGAACCGATCTGCCGGCGGCGAACCAGCTGCAAACGCTGACCATCCCGATCGAAATCCCCCAGGGGCGCCAGCTGGCGCCTGTTAGCTGAAGGAAGACCCCATGCCCTTTCGTCACGGCCTGACCATCACCGAATCCGCCACCGGGCCGCGCGCCCTGTCCGCCCTTTCCCTGGCGGTCATCGGCCTGGTCGCCACCGCCAGCACAACCGGCGATGTCGAAGCGCAGGCGCAGCTGGACGCGGACTTCCCGCTGAATGAGCCTGTCCTGATTTCCGGCGGCGTCGACATTGCAGCCGGCAAGGCTGGTGATGGCGGCACCCTGGGGCCGGCACTGCGCGCGATCGGCGACCAGGCGAGCCCGATCGTCGTCGTCGTCCGCGTCGAGGAAGGCGCCGACGAGGCGGAAACCGAAGCCAATGTCATCGGCTCGACCGATGGGAACACCTACACCGGGCTGCAGGCGCTGCTGGCGGCGCAGACCCGCCTGGGCGTCAAGCCGACCATCCTGGGCGCGCCGAATCTCGACAGCCAGGCCGTGGTCGAAGAAATGGTCAGCATCGCGAAGAAGCTGCGCGGCTTCGTCTATGCCGGCGCCAAGGGCGCAGACGGCAGCACACCGGCCGCCACCGAAGCCGAGGCCATCACCTATCGCGAGAACTTCGGCCATCGCGAACTGATGGTCATCTGGCCTGACACGGCCCAGGGCGGCGGCGACAACATCGCCCGCGCCCTTGGCCTGCGCGCGCAGATCGATGAACTGACTGGCTGGCACAAGACGCTGTCGAATGTGCCGCTGGTCGGCATCACTGGCCTGGAACACGATGTCCATTTCGATCTGACCGACCCGTCGACCGCCGCCGGGCTGCTCAACGCCAGCGAAGTGACCACCATCATCCGCCAGAACGGATTCCGCTTCTGGGGGAACCGCACCTGCGCCGACGAAGCGCAGCCCGAATTCGTCTTCGAAAGCGCAGTCCGCACCAGCCAAGCGCTGCAGGCGATCATCGAACAGATCGTCTCGCCCTTCCTGGACCAGCCCATGACCAACGGGCTGATTAAGGACATCCTGGAAACCGGGAATGCGCGCTTCCGCCAGCTGGCGGTCGAAGGGCGCATCATCGGCGCCGAAATGTTCTTCGACCAGGACCAGAACAGCGCCCAGGAACTGGCGCAGGGGCGCCCGCGCTTCCGCATCCAGTTCACGCCGGTCGCGCCGCTCGAAAACCCGAACGTCGATCTGGTCATCACCGATTTTTACTATTCGGGCTTTGCCGACCAGCTGATCTGACAGCTGGCCGGCGCCGCCGCCTGACCCTGCAAACACCCGCGAAAGGACACCCCGATGGGCATTCCCAAGAAGCTGAAGAACCTAAACGCCCATGTCGATGGCAAGGGCTATCTGGGCGAGGTCGCCGAATTCGAACAGCCGACCCTGGCGCTCGCAACCGAAGACTATCGCGGCGGCGGCATGATCGGTTCGGTCAAGCTGGACCTGGGTCTGGAAGGCATGGAAGCCAAGCTGAAGATGGGCGGCCATGTGAAGGAGCTGATCCGCAAGTTCGGCACCACGCGGGTCGACGGCGTTCGCGTCCGCCTGACCGGCGCCTATCAGGCCGACGATGGCAGCCCGGCCCAGGCGGTCGAATGCTACATCGGCGGCCGCTTCAGCGAAATCGGCTTCGGCACCAGCAAGGCCGGCGATGACACCGAAGAGGAATTCACGGTCGCGCTGTCCTACTACCGGCGCGAAGTGAACGGCCGAACCGAAGTCGAAATCGACATGATCGCCGGCACCTTCATCGTCGACGGCATCGATCGATATGCCGAAATCATGGCCATCATCGCCAACTGACCGCCCTGTTTCGGCGGTCGGTCCTTTTGCGGGGCAGCCGGCCGTCGATCGCTGGGCTGGCCGGCGTCCTCTCCCGCCGGTCAGCCCACACCCGCCCCGCTTATCCTGAAGGAAGACCCCGCAAATGACCGAAGCCGCTCAATCCCAGACCGCCAGGCCGACCGCTTTCGAAACCGTCGAACTGGCCGAGCCGCTGAAGCGCGGCGATACCACCATCGACAAGCTGACCCTGCGCAAGCCGAAAGCGGGCGAACTTCGCGGCCTGGCGCTGTCCGATGTCATCGGGACCGATGTCGCGACCATCCTGAAGCTGGTCCCGCGCATCAGCGAACCGAAGCTGACCGATGACGAATGTCACGATCTTGACCCTGCCGATCTGGCCGAAATCGGGGGCACGATTCGCGGTTTTTTTATGACGAAGGCGGAACGGCAGATCATCGAAACGATGATGGCCGAGCAACAGCCGAAGACCTGATGGCCGATATTGCGGCGATCTTTCACTGGCCCCTGTCCGAACTGAAGGATCTGTCGATCGATGAACTGACCGCCTGGCAGCGCCGCGCGGTCGAATGGTGGAACGCCCACCGCGCAGCAAGGGACTAGATCGATGTCGAACAAGCTGTCGCTGATGGTCAACTTCGTCGGCATCGACAAACTATCGGGCAGCCTGCGCAACATCACCCAGCTGGGCCGCAAGGGCTCCCGTTCATTGGGAGCCCTTCGCGGCGAAGGCCGCAAACTGGAATCGCAGCTGCGCGATGTCCGCCGGGAACTTGGCAGCGCTTCGGGCAACGTCACCGGCCTGATCGATCGCGAACGGGAACTGGAACGCGCGATCGATCGCACGAACCGCGAACTGGCCGAGCGCAAGCGGCTGAATGCGATCGAGGGCGACCGCCGGGCAATGCAGGCGCGCGGCGATGCGCTGATGGCGAAAGGGCGGGAAAACATCGTCCAGGGCGCCAGCCTGGCCGCGCCGCTTATCCTCGCCACGAAACAGGCCGCGGAATTTTCCAGCGGGATGGTCGACATCCAGCAAAAGGCTGGCCTGGCTAACGCACAGGCCGATCGCCTGGGGCGGAACATCATGGTCATGGCGCGCCACGCCCGCCAGATGCCCGAAGACATGCGCGCCGGGCTCGACCTGCTGCTGGCCAAGGGCGGCGAACAGCTGGGCGTCGAAGCGGCGACAAAGATCATGGGGCCGGCGGGTCGCATCGCCACCGCCTACAAGGTCGAAATCCCCGACGCCGCCGGCGCCGCTTATTCGGCCATCAGCAACCTGAAGGTTCCCGCCAGCCAGGCCGGTCTGGTCTTCGACATGATGGCGGCCGCAGGTAACGCGGGCGCTTTCGAAGTCCGCAACATGGCGCGGCATTTCCCGTCACTGACCGCGCAGATGCAGGCGCTGGGCGAAAAGGGCGCTCCGGCTGTCGCCGATCTGTCGGCCGCGCTGCAGGTCGCGATGAAGACGGCGGGCAGCGAGGATGAAGCCGGCAACAACATCAAGAACCTGCTGGCGAAGATCAACGCGCCCGCCACGGTTCGCGCCTTCGAGAAGAACTTCGGCGTCAACCTGCCGGCGGCGATGAAGAAGCTGACCGACGCCGGCCACACGTCGCTGGAAGCCATCGCGATGATTACCCAGCAGGCGACTGGCGGCGACATGAAGCGCCTGGGCTACGCCTTCGAAGACATGCAGGCGCGGATGGGAATCACCGCCCTGATCCAGAACATGGAGGAATATCGGAACATCCGCCGGGCGGCGATCGATTCCAGCGGCACGGTCGACAAGGCCTTCGGCCAGCGCGCCGCCCGCGATGCCACCGTCAACTGGCGCGCCTTCATGGCCAGCGCTTCGACCCTGGTGATCACGTTGGGAACCACCCTGCTGCCGGTCGCGGCCGAAGCGATGACGATGATTTCCGGCATCGCCAACCGCATCAGCAACTGGGCCCAGGCCAACCCTGAAGCGGCCGCCACGCTGACGAAGCTGGTCGCCGGGCTGGCCGTCTTCAAGATTGGTCTGGGCGCGGCGCAGTTCGCCCTGGGCGGCTTCCTGAAACCGGCCGCGAACTTCATCGCCTTTGCGCAGAAGTTCGGCCTGGCCAGCAAGGCATTCATGGCGCTGCGCACGGCCGCGCTGTTCATGGCAAAGGGCGTGATGCGCGCGGGTCTGCTGATGCTGGCGAATCCGATGGTCCTAGTCATCGTGGCGTTGACCGCCGCGATCGCGGGCGCCGCGTATCTGATTTACACCAATTGGGACAAGATCAAGGCGGCCTTCTGGGAGGGCGTCGAATTCATTTCGAACCTGGGCAGCCGCATGCTGTCGATCGGGAAGGACATGGTCCTGGGGCTGGCGCGCGGCATTGCCAGCGCACCCGGCGCGGTCTGGAACGCGCTGAAGGGCGTCGTCATGGCGGGCATCGGCAAGGTCAAGAACCTGCTGGGCATCAAGTCGCCGTCCCGCGTCTTCATGGCGATCGGGAAGCACACCGGCGAAGGGATGGCGATCGGGCTCGACAGGCAGCGCGGTCGGGTCAGCGGCGCAGCTGGGCGGCTCGCCGCCGGCGCGGTTGCGGCCGGGGCGATGTCAATGGCGCAGCCCGCGATGGCAGCGCGGCCGATGGCGGCACCGGCAGCGAATAACGGCGCGGCCGGCAGCGTCACCATCCAGATCTATCAGCGCGAGGGCGAAGACAGCCGCGACCTGGCGAAGCGGGTCGCCGACGAACTGCGCCGGGCCCAGGCCGATGCGGCAAGGCGCTCTTACGAGGACGGAATCTGATGTCGAACGTTTCATCCCCGCGTTACCTGATGAGCCTGGGCATGTTCATTTTCGGCATGGGGACGGCCAATTATCATCAGCTGTTCCGCACCCGCGAATGGCACCATGAAACCACCGAACGGCACGGCGCGCGCCCAGCTGCGCAGTTCATCGGTCCAGGACCGGAAAGCATCCAGCTGACCGGCCTGTTAGTCCCCGAACTAGGCGCCGATGCCGGTTCGCTCGAGACGCTGGCGGAAATGGCCGCCACCGGCGACACCTATCCGCTGATCGATGGGGCTGGCCGCGTTCTGGGGCATTACCGCATCGCACGCCTGGAAGAAGATCACTTGTCGATCATGGCTGGCGGCACGCCGCGTCATGTCGGTTTCCGCATCGAACTGGCGCGCGGCGATGACCAGGTCGCCCAGGGAACGGCGCAATGAGCGCGCGCCAGGCGGCCATCCAGCTGGCGCTCGAAGGCGGCGCGGACTTGACCGGAAAGGTCAATCCGCGCCTGGCGACCCTTTCGCTGTCCGAACGCCGCGAGGCCGAGGCCGACGAACTGGACATCCGCCTTCAGAACGCCGACGGGCTGCTCGCAATCCCAGAACCGGGCGCGGTCCTGACCCTGGCGATGGGCTGGGCCAGCGGCGATGATGTCGCCACCGGCCTGGTCGACAAGGGCCGCTTCACCGTTGACGAAGTTGGGCAGGAGGGACCGCCCGACATCGTCGTCTTCAAGGGGCGATCGGCCGACATGACAGGCCTGCTGCGCCAGCGGCGCACAAAGTCATGGAAGAACATTTCGCTGGGCTCGATCCTGGGCCAGATCGCAGACCGGCATGGTCGCTTTGCCAGGGTCGAAAGCGGGCTTGCGAACCAGCATGTCGACGCGATCGAACAAGAGGGCAAGAGCGACATGGCCTTCGTCCGCGACCTGGGCCGCCGCTATGACGCGATCGCCACCTGGAAGGACGGCAAGCTGATCTTCCTGCCGATCGGCATGTCGGCCACCGCTGGCGGCACCCCACTGGATTCGATTTCGCTGACGAAGCGCGAAGGCTGGCGCTGGTCCTTCCGCCAGGCATCGCGCGAAGACTATGACGGCGCATCGGCGCAATGGCAGGACCAGAATGCCGGACGGCGGCGCACGGTCGCTGTCGGCGGCGAGAATCGCCGCAAGCTGAAGCGGGTCTATGCTAGCGAGGCCGAAGCGCGCCAGGCGGCCGAGGCGGCGACAAGCCGCGCCGCGCGGGCACCCTACCGCTTCACTTATGATCTGGCCGTCGCCGAACCGGCGCTGCAGCCCGACATGCGAATCCAGCTTGAAGGCTGGGGCGAGAAGATCGACGGCATGGCCTGGCTGGTCGAAAGTGTGACCACCGAATTCGGCAGCGGCGGACTGCGCCAGTCGATCGAACTTGAAAGCGCTTGATCAGCGACCGGCCATCATTCGGTCATAACGGCCGGACGGTGCGACATCGCCGCTTTCAAACTCGGAGCACTCAATAACCGGAAACGCCGTCTTGTCGGGGCTCACGAACTTGTATCCCACGTCTTCGACGATCCATACTTCTCCGGCGCCGGCCCCGAAATCGAGAAGTATCGCCTCTCCCTTTCGAGGGAGAGAGGGAAATTCCAGATCATGAACTGCCCCGCCAGTGAGGATAACCCGCACGAGAATGGAATTGCTGCTGCTCAATTATAGTCTCCTAAGCCCAGTCCTTCGCCGACCGCTTGGCACCACACCGGGTTGAACCTGAAATTGTCCATGTCGCTGCAATATTGAATGGCTGGATCGATAGCCGGTCCTGGGCTGACCTTGTCGGCCAGTTCGAGAAATTGCGTGCCGGTCAGGTTGTCGATCTGGGCTTCGCGCAGGTCGCCTATCGGCAGGCGGACCGTGCCGAAATCTACCGTGGCCTCATTGCCGAGCCGGTCCGTCGATGCATACCCAAGCTGAAGTTGCACGAACTCCGTCTGCTCGACTGGACCGGGCAATTCCGCCTGAACTCCAAGCGCGATTTCTTCGATCAACATGCCAAGCTGCGTCATCGCCAGGGATTCTGCCACCATCTGTTGGCGCGCCTTGACCACAAGGTTCACGCCCTGCGCCTCGGCGGTCTGGATGTCCGCGCTCTGCTCTTCGAAACTCTCCGGCGAGCCGCAAGCCGCCAGCGCCAACGCTGCCACAGCTGTTGCCTTCTTCACGTTGTGCCCCCTCAGACCTTTCTCACTATCGCCACCACGCGCCCGATAAGATGCAATTCGTCGTCGTGGGCAACATCTTCGCTCACCGCCGGATTGTCCGAAAGGATTGCAATGCTGCCATCGGGGCGCGGCCGCAGCCGCTTCACCATGCCCACGCCGCCGAAGCTGAAAGCCCAAATCTGGTCCGCAACGCGCAGCTGGTCTATGCTGCGGTCGATCATCATCTGGTCATTCGAACCGATGGTCGGCGCCATGCTGTCCCCCAGCCCTTCCGCGATGACCAAGTCTTCAGCCTTGGCCTTGGTATAGCGGCGGATGAATGACAGGGGGAACGGCTCGCTGATCATCTCGGGATCGATGTTGTCGAGATAAGTTCCGCCCATGCCATAGGCCAAATCGAGAACCGGAATCTCGATGATACGGTCATTCATCAGCCCGCTGGAATTAGATGGTCGGGTCTGGGGACGCGGTGCATTTTCGAAGGCCGCATGGATCTCGAAGGCTTTGGTTCCTTCGGGCGGCTCGATCTGATCCGACGAGCCGGTCAAATAGCCCGGCGTTGTGCCGAGTTCTTCGGCGATCTTGTGCAAATGCTTGGAGCCCTGCCCTCGCCCGCTGACCAGCTTGTTGATCGCCGCCTGCGATATGCCGACCCGACGTGCGAGTTCGCTTTGTGAAATTCCTCTCTCTTCGATGAGGAAGCGAAGGCGCCGTTCATCAATCACAGATTGGGCCTACAGCGATGCGCGGCGAACCGCGCTGCAATTTTGGTGTTGACCTGCTACAACTTTGGTTATAGCTACAACGCCCATGCCCCATATCACTCCCCATGAAGCACTCACTGCCGCAGTCGAGATAGCCGGCAGCCAAACCGCGCTGGCCGAAATCTGTGGCGTATCCCAGACCGCCGTCTGGAAATGGATACAAAGTTCGAAAAGAATGCCCGCCGAGTTCGTCCGCCTGGCCGAAGCTGCCACCGGCGTCTCGCGCCACGATCTGCGGCCCGACATTTATCCGCGCGAAACAATGACCGACCAAGCGGTCGGCCGCCGCTTCACGGGCGTTGATCAACGTGCGGACAGTGGTTTCCCCCATGCCGGTCACGATAGCCGCATCCACGCCGCTGACCATTTCAATCGGCGGGAAGAAATGAAGGCCGCACGATGACCAAGCGGCGCGAACCTCTCACCTATCATGCCGCCCTCACCACCATAGCCGCGCGCATTGGCTGGGACCGCTGCGGCGCCCTCTGCGGCGTAACCGATCGGACGGTCCGCCTCTGGTCGGACCCGGATTGCGAGACCGAAATCCGCCTGATCGATGCCGAACGCCTCGATCGGGCATTCATCTCTTCGGGCGGCGACCACGCACCGTTCCACCGCCTCTTTGCGCTTCGCGTCGAACTGGCCGCGAAAACTTGCGACGGCGATCTGGTGAGACACGCTGCCGACAGCGCGAAGGAAACCGGCGAAGCGGTTGCGGCGCTGCTGGAAGCCAGCGCCAAGGCCGACTGCCCCGAAATGCGGCGTCGGGCGAAGAAAGAAGTCCAGGAAGCAATCGATCGACTGACCGCCTCTCTGGCGGGATTGGGGGAAGACCATGAGCGGTGAAGGTTCGGGATTGATAAAAGGTCCGCTGGTCGAAGCGCCGCTGCAGTTCCGTCTGCAGCCCGGCGGCCGGAAATCGGGCGCCAGCTGCTTTATGCTTTGCCCCAAATGCGACGCGCCGGCCTTCATCCGCCGGTCCGAACGCATGAGCGAACAGACCACCCAGATGACTTGCCATTGCACCGATTCCGGCTGCGGTCACATTTTCCGCGCCGACATCGTCTTCGTGCACACGCTGGTCGAAGGGAACATCGATCGGCCCGATCTGAACCTTGCGGTCTGTCCACGCGAGGAAGTCCCACATGTCCGGCCGCCGGCCGGCGAGCGCTACGAGGACGAACCATCATTCTTCGGCGGGGACACCGCCGCCGCCTGACCGGCGGACCCAGCCCATCAATCCGAAATTCGAACGCGGCAGCCACGACTCTGCCGAAGGGGGAGCCTTGCCAAAGTTTCACGAAATCCAAGACCCGATGGCCGCCAGGGCGCGGCGGCGGCGGCGGCAAGAATTCGTCTTCGTTGACCTGCCTTGCATCGCGCTGGGCGTCTACCTCGCCGCCTACATGGCGCTGGTCCTGATCGGAGCGGCCACGCGATGAACCTGGCCGATGAAGTCATCAAGGCGCTGAAGCGCGATTTCGGTTTCAAGAAGACGCGCGGCGAATGGCTGCAGGAAGGCACCTGTCCGCAATGCAATAAGCGCGAAGCCTTTTGTGCGGCGAAGGAACCGAAGATCGTTCGCTGCGGCCGATCGGAGCGCTGCGGATGGGAAGACACCGTCCGCAACCTGCTGCCCGAACTGTTCGAAGACTGGTCGAACCGATTCCCGACCACCGAAGACAATCCCGATGCGGCGGCCGAAGCCTACCTGGTCCACGAACGCGGGCTGGACATGCGATTCCTGCGCGGGAAATTCAGCCAGGAACTGTTCCGCGACCGTGACACCGGCCAGACTTCGGCGACCATCCGGTTCCCCATCACCGAAGACCTTCTGGGCGGCAGCTGGTGGGAACGCATCATCGACAAACCCGGCCGCTTTTCGAAGAAAGCGCACTTCAAGCCGCGCAGCAACTGGTCGGGCCATTGCTGGATGCCCAACGGCACCACGCTGTCGACGCTGGCCAAGGCCGATGAAATCTGGATTGCCGAAGGGATCTTCGACGCGGTCGCGCTGACCCAGGGCGCCAAGGTCGCGGCCGTCTCGAACATGTCGGTCAACCCCTACCCCGAACACTTCCTGAAGGCGCTGGCCGACCATCTGGCGGCTGAAGGTATTGCGAGCCGGCCCAGGCTGGTCTTCGCCTTCGATGTCGGCGCCGCCGGCGTCTTCTACACGAAGAAACACATCAAGCGGGCCTTCCGGGAAGGATGGCAGGCCACCGCCGCGCAGGTTCGCCCCGATGGAGAGGGCAGCAAGCTGGACTGGAATGATCTGCTGCTGCGCCAGCAGGCCTTCCAGGGCGCCGCCGAGGATGGCCCGCTGGGGCCGGCCGCGATCGCGACCTATCTGCACAACGGCGCGATAACGATCGCGGAAACGCCGATGCAAAAGGCCCGGCTGATAGTCGACCGCGCGCAGTCGAAGGCGCGGGCAATTTCCAGCTTCGACATGCGCCACGGAAACCGGATTTTCTGGGTCCGCGTGAAGCACGATGACGACACCGGCGGGAACCAGATCGACCTGACCGAAATCGCGAATTGCGCCTTCCGGCTGCTCTATCGCGAGCGCGACGAAATCGCCGACGAAACCAATTACTTCCTGAAGATCGACTTCCCCGATCGCGCGGCCGAAGTGAAGGCGCGCTTTTCGTCGGCCGCCTGCGCCAACAGCGGCGAATTCAAAAAGCGGCTGATGGCCTTCGCCGGCATGTGGAGCGGCAGCGCCGAACAGCTGGACCGGCTGATGAAGAACCAGACCCGGCGGCTGAAGGTCGTCGAGCCCATCGGCTTCACCGGCTATTCCCAGGCGCATCGCGCATGGGTTCTGGGCGACCTGGCCGTTCACCAGGGCCGCGTCCTGAAGGTCAATTCCGAAAACTATTTCGATGTCGGCAAGCATGCCGTGAAGCTGCGCAGCGCCGAACGGATGCTGTCGATCGACTATGACCCCGACCAGCTGAAGTTCGATTGGCTTGACGATGTCTGGACCGCCTACGGCCCGCGCGGAATGATCGCCCTGGCCTTCTGGGTCATGTCGATTTTCGCGGTCCAGATACGCAAGCGCCACAAGTCCCTGGGTTTCCTGGAAATCACTGGTCCGCCGGGCTCCGGCAAGTCGACCCTGATCGAATTTCTTTGGAAGCTGATGGGGCGCGATTCCTATGAAGGATTCGACCCGAACAAGGCCACGCGCGCCGCGCTGGCGCGCAACATGGTCAAGGTCGCGAACCTGCCGGTCGGTCTGATCGAAAGCGGGCGCGATGATGGCGGCAGGTCGCATTCCCGCCAGTTCGACCCCAACGAATTGCTGGTCCTTTATAACGGCCGGTCGCCCCGATCGCTGGGTAAGAAGACCGGCGGCAATGAAACCGAGGAACCGCCCTTTCTGGGTTCCATCTACCTGGTCCAGAATGAACGCATCGACGCGATTCCGGCCGTGCTGGAACGGCTGATGTCGATGGCGATCGACAAGTCGCTTTGGGGACCGGGAACGAAGGAAGCGGCGCAGCGCCTGGAAGGCTGGCCGCTGGAAGAATGCAGCGGCACGATCGTTCATGTCGCGCGCAAGGAAAAACCGTTCCTCGAGTTCTTTTTCGATCGCTTCGCCCACCACGATGAAAACATGGGCAAGCGGGTCGAAGGCCTGACCAATGCCCGCCCGATCAAATGCCACAGCCAGCTGGCGGCCGCGATCGAAGCCCTGCCGAAGCTGTTCCCGAACTGTCGGCAGGAATGGGTCGAACAGACCATCGCCGAAGTCGATCGCATGGCGCTGGACCGCCAGCAGTCGGCCGGCGGCGATCACCCGCTGGTCAGCGATTTCTGGGAGAAGGTCGACTATCTGATCGGCCGCGAAAACGAGACGGACCACGCCGAAGGCAAGAGCCTTAACCGGCACCGCAAGGCCGATGATTTCCTGGCCATCAATCTGCCCGACTTCGAAGCGCGCTGTCGCCAGGCGGGCATTTTCCCGCCGCCGCTCGACCAGCTGAAGAAACTGCTGCGCGGCTCAAAGTCGCGCCGCTGGCTGGCGACGAAGGCGGTCAATCCGCCGATCGGCAAAGCCCAGCAATGCTGGATCTTCGAACAGCCGCAAGCGGCGAAGGCGCCGATCATATGACCGACGAACAGAACACCCGCCGCCGCGTCTGGGAGGGCATCGAATGCGAAGACCCGCCTGCGATGCGCCACGAATTCGACCAGCTGCTGCAGATGGCCGAAAAGATGCTGGACAGCCGCCGCAAGGGCTTCCCCGCCCTGGTCGCCGCCGGCGAGAAATCCGAAGCCGACGCGCAGGCGGAAATCGCCCTTTTCGAAGACCTGGTCGCCGACTGGCGGTTCATCGCCAGCGCGGGAAGCGAAGGCGAGCCCGGCCGGCATCACACCATCCCCGAACGCCGCCGCGCGCTCGACACGAGCCTGGCCACCATCGCCGACATCGCCGGCCAGCAGGGCGGCTTTTCGAAATCCCTGGGTCGCCAGGCGGGCGCGGTCATCGCGCTTCGCTGGCACCTGGAGCCTGGGCGCGATCAAGTCGCGCTGGCCAGGCTGACCCACCAGCTGCGCGCCGATGCGGCCGCAGCGCGCAACAGCAGGGAGCCTGCACAATGAAACCGATCAAACGAACACCCTTGGCTATCCACGCCCAGGACTGCCGCTGCAGCGGCTGCATCCGGTTCGCAGCCCGCGATCATCTGCGGGCCAGCGGATGGCGCCTCACACTGGCGGGCCTGGCTGCGATCTGGGCAGCGGCCGCCGTCTTCCTCGCCTGGATGACCTGGGGGGCAGCGTGATGGCACAGCCTGCGATCTACGAATGCGCCGCATGCGATGCGACCTTTCACGGCGGCCAGGATGCCATTCCGCACGGATGGCGGCGGGTCGAAGGGCGATTGACCTGCGGCGACTGCGCCCCGGTCGACCTGCCTTGTGCGCGCTCCGATGAACGCCTGATCGTCACGGAAACCAGCATGCCGCTGCTGTCGGGCGCCTATCTCGATCTGGCTGACCCGGATTGCAGCGTCGTTCAGCCGATCGACATCGCCGCCGGCCTGCGCCAGCCCCGCTTCAGCGCCCAGACAAGCGGCTTCTACACCATCGCGCAGCACAGCCTGCTGGTCCTGCGCCTGGTTTCTCCGATCGCCCGGTCCCTGGGCGGCGAGAAGGCCCGGCAGCTGCGCCGATGCGCGCTGATGCACGACAGCGCCGAAGCGATCATCCACGACATCACCAGCCCGCTGAAGCGCCAGCTTCCCGATTATCGCGCGATCGAAGCCCGGTTCGAAGCGCGCCTGGCCGAGCGCTTCGGATGGTCATGGACCGATTTCCGCCGCGACACCGTCAAGCGAGCCGACCTGCAGGCGCTGGCGATCGAACAGCGCGATCTGATCGGCAGCACCGACGCCTGGCCGATTCTCGACCGCGTCGATCGCGACCAGCTGACCAGCATCAAGATCACCCGCTGCTGGCATCCCGACGAAGCGCAGGACCGCTTCCTGGGCGCCTTCGCGGACCTGTTTCCCAACGAAGAAAGGATGGCAGCATGACCATCAGAGAACAGCGCATCGCCGCGCAGGACCGCCGGCGCGACGAATTGGCCGAAATACGCATTCAGAGGCCGCTGACCGAAGCCGAGACGGCCGAGGAAGCGCGCCTGGAACGCTTGCTTCATGCGCGGGTCTGGCGGGCCGCCCAGATCGAAGAACAGCGCCGCCTGGACGCCGCGATCGCGGCGCGAACCGAGCAGCCCAAAATCGAGGAATTCGCATGATGATGACCACCGCCCAGAAGATTCCGCGGCTTCGGATGGGCCGCTTCACCGAAATGGCGCAGACCGAAGTCACGAATGTCGGCGTCCGCGTCGAAGACCGCGCCGCCTTCCTGGCCGTCATCCACCGGCGCGAAGACCTGATCGCCAACGCGCGCAAGGCACCGCGCGGCCGATCGGCGCGCGCGGCCGAGGTCGCCAGCTTCGCGCTGGCCGCCAGGGAAAACCTGGTCGACGGGCAGCGCGCCACCGCGATCGAAAACCTGGAAACCGCTGCCGCCCTGGCGATCGCTGCGATTGCCGAACTGAAGGGGCAAGGCCGATGAAGGTTCTGATCGCCTGCGAATATTCGGGCATCGTTCGGCGCGCGTTCCTCGCTGAAGGGCACGATACATGGTCTTGCGACATCCTGCCGGCTGAAGATCGCAGCAACCGCCATATTACCGGCGATGTCCGCGATGTCCTGGGCGATGGCTGGGACTTGCTCATTGTCGCGCATCCGCCCTGCACCCGGCTTTGCAATAGCGGCGTTCGCTGGCTTTCGACCCCACCGCCGGGCCGCACGAAGGCCGAACTGAAGGCGGAACTGGTCGAAGGCGCTGCGCTGTTTTCGGACTTGTGGAACGCGCCAGTTCCGCGCGTTGCCTGCGAAAATCCCGTCATGCACCGCCATGCGAAGGCGCTGATTGCCAACTATGCGCCGCCGGCGCAGTCGGTCCAGCCCTGGCAGTTCGGCGATTGGGAAACTAAGCGCACCTGCCTTTGGCTGCGCGGGCTCAAGCCGCTGAAGCCGACCTATCCGACGCTGGACGCCGCGCGGGCAGCGATGGGCTTCGCCGAAGATGACACGCCGATCGCGCGCGTCCATCGCATGCCGCCGGGCAGCGATCGCGCGAAAGAGCGAAGCCGGTTCTTCCCCGGCATCGCTCGCGCAATGGCGGTCCAATGGGGCGGCGGATTCGCTGCACGGTCAGCGGCATGAACGCGCCCGCGATCATCACCGGCATCGACCGGGCCGTCGCCGGCAACGATCGGCATGTCGTCACCATCCGCAAGGGCGCGGACATCCTGGCCACGCTCTATTGCGGCGATGCCTATGCCATTCGGCCGACGCTGGGCTGGATGGATGCCGATGTCATGGATCCGCCCTTCCTGCTGGCGACCAGCGGCGGCGGACGCTTTCGCAAAGATCGGCGCAGCATGGATGAAATCGCCGAAGCCGGCATCGACCAGGGCTTCGACATGGCGATCATCAATCCGCTGCTGGCGGGCGCGGTCATTTGCTTCTGCCACAATGACCAGCTGCCCCAGCTGCTGCATCAGATCGATGGCCAGTTCGATCGCTTCGCCCTGCTGGACTGGACGAAGGCGGCTCCGCTACCCGTCGCGAACAAGCATTATCGCCCAGATCGCGAATTCTACGTCCACGCCTGGAACGCCGGCTATCATCCGCAAGGCGAACTGGCCGACAAGAGACGGTCGATTACTGCCGGCAGCGATCGGGCGCTGAAGAAGCGGTTCGGACATCCGACCATCAAGCCGCCGGCCGTCATGGCGAAGATCATGCGCAACGTCGCCGGCCAGACCATTTGCGACCCGTTCATGGGCACCGGCTCGACCGGCGTGGCGGCGATCGCGGCCGGCAAGCGGTTCTTCGGCATCGAGCGCGACCCGCGCTGGTTCGGCGCGGCCGTGACCCGCATCAGCGAAGCGGTCGACGCGCTGGACTGATGGCCGACCGCGCCGCCTTTGCCTTGCTCGACCGGAGCGACCCAGACCTGCCGCCCGCGCGGCAGGAAGCGATCGACTTCGCGCGCTATTTGGCAAGGCGGCGGGTCCGCGCCATGATGGCCGAGAGAACCAACGATTCGGCGCCCCGCAAATGACCGATGCCATCCTTTACGCCCGCTATTCCACGGCGATGCAATCGCAGGAATCGGTCGAAGACCAGCTGCGCATCCTGCGCCAGCGCGCCGATCGGGAAGGCTGGCGCATCGTCGCCGAGGAATCCGACCCGGCGGTCAGCGGCACCATCCGCAACCGGCCAGGGCTGGTCGCGGCGATCGCCGCAATCAACACCGGCCGCGCCACCATCCTGCTGGCCGAAAGTCTCGATCGGATTTCGCGCGACCAGGAAGACCTGGCCGGCATCTTCAAGCGCGTCCGCTTTTCCGGCGGCCGCATCGTCACGCTGTCCGAAGGCGAAGTCGGGACGATGCACATCGGCCTGGGCGGGACGATGTCGGCGCTGTTCCTGGAACAGCTGGGCGAAAAGGTCAGGCGCGGCCATGCCGGCAGGGTCAAGGCCGGCCGCATCCCCGGCGGGCTCTCCTATGGCTACCGCAAGGTTTGCGCCTTCCGCGAAGATGGCGAGCCGGAACGCGGGCTGCGCGAAATCGATGAAGACCAGGCGGCCATCGTCCGCCGCATCTTCGCGGCCTATGCTGAAGGGGAAGGCGCCAGCGCGATCGCGCGCCAGCTGAATGCCGAAGGCATCCCATCGCCACGCGGCGGCCATTGGCGGGCGAATGCAATCGTCGGGCACCGGCAGCGCGGCAACGGCATCCTGCATAATCGCCTCTATATCGGCGAAATCGTCTATAATCGGCAGGCCTTCCGCAAAGACCCTGATTCCCGGCGCCGCGTCTCGAAACCGAACGAAGCCGAAGACCTGGTCCGCCAGGAAGTCCCCGAACTGCGCATCATCGACCAGGCCACTTGGCAGCGCGTCCAGCAGCGCCTGGATGACGCCGGCGGCCCGCGCGGTCGCCAGACGCGCAAGACGCGCCTTTTTTCGGGCAAGCTGCGCTGCGCCAGCTGCGGCGGCCCCGTCATCATCATTTCGACCGATCGCTGGGGCTGCAGCGCCTATCGCCAGACCGGAACCTGCGACAACGGCGTCACCATCACCGACACGGTTCTGCAGCGGCGGGTCTGGGCGGCCATGCGCCGCGATCTGCTGCATCCCGATGTTGTCGCCGCCTATCTTGAAGAATTCCGCCAGGCTTGGGCCGAGGAACGCCGGCGACTGATCGCCGGCCGCGCCGACATCGATCGACAGCTGGCCGAGATTGACCAGCAGGAAGAACGCATCGCCGACGCGGTCCTGGCCGGAATCGCCCCGTCGAAGCTGAAGGCGCGTTCGGATGATCTGGCGCGGCAGCGCGAAGACCTACTGGCCGCGCAGGTCGACATGCCCGAAATTGAGCCGATGATCGCTCACCCGACCGTCATCGCCGACTATCGGCGCCAGGTCGAAGGCATGGCGAAGATCGCGGCCGGCGAGCGCGAAGCGATCGACCAGGCGCGGCCGCTGCTGGACCGCCTGGTCGACTTCATCACTATCGCACCGCGCGCGGATGGCGGCCGAGGCGCCGACCTGCTTTTGCATGGCGACCTGGCGACCGTCCTGGGCTTTTCCGCGCCCGAACGCACAAACGCCGCCGACCCGAAGGACAGCGGCGATTGTATGCTAAGGATGGTTGCGGGGGTTGGATTTGAACCAACGACCTTCAGGTTATGAGCCTGACGAGCTACCGGACTGCTCCACCCCGCGGCACCGATTTTTCTGCGTCCTTCGGAGACGCAAAAAGGGCCTCGAAGGCCCTCCTTGATCCGGGCCCTGAGGCCCGTTGACTTGTGAATGGGTTTATATCCGCGTGCCCGCCGGCTGCAATGCCTGGCGACGACCTACTCTCCCAACG